CTAGGAAATCTTGCTGTTGCTTTTTTAGTAGTTCTTCCATTAGCGGTTCATTTTAGTTTCAATGTTTTCTTTGATGCCAGTCATATCAGAATAAGAAGCGTTCATACCTGACATTGCACCATCATATTTATCAGAATGCATTACCTCATCATAACCAGAACGTTCTAATATCTTACCTTTAATTTCTAATTGCTTTTTCTCCTTCTGAATCCGTCTCAAGAAGGCATAGTATATAATCTGTGTGAAGTAAGCAAATGGATTCTTAGATTTCTCTGGATCAAAATTATCTATGTACTGTAAGCAGTTCTCAATGCCATCACATATCATATCCTCTCGGAACATGTAGTTGACAAAATTTGGTTTGTATGATAGATGTGTAGCTATCTTAAGGAAACACTCACCAATGTAATTTGTTACACGAGGTCTCGGTTTGTCTGCTTCTCTAGCAGCATGAACCATATGCCGATAGTCAGTGATCGCAGCAAGGAACTCTTTATTGTTGACGTAGTATTCTGTCTTTTTTCTTTTCATTACCGCTAATGCCATGGTTTGGTTTGTACCAATATCATGCATTAAGTGTAACACAGATAGAGGGATTTGTCTAGGGGGCTTGACACATCCTCAGAAACCCAGTAGGATAACTCTGTTAAGGGTTCAGGGATGACTCTAGCTTTTCTTAAAGATATCTTCTAAACTCTTCTTGGTTTGATTTATTGATCCAAGATAACCAGAGGTTCTAGGTAATTTATTACCTCTACCAGTTAGAGATTTTCCATTCTCTAATCTTTTCATAGTTTTCTCATAGAAATCAATAATGGGAGCTCCTATTTCAGATATAGTAATTATATGACTTCTATTAACAATAAACATCTGATCAAAGGTAGCACTAACCCATTCTCTAAAAGAGAAACCAGATATTTCTAAATCACCTTTCTTTGTTCTAGCAACTTCTACTTGTAAAGGATTTTCTAATATTACTTTATCTTCGTCTGGTAGATAACAAACTCTAGCCACTATCTCCTCACCAGAAACTAACTTAATTGTAGCTAGGAAATCTTCTTCTTTTAATTGTTCTGGTGTCATGTATCTGTCCTTAAATTTATATTAATAACTTCATACTTAAAATTCTCATCATTGTAGATGTTTACTCTTTCGTTAAGATGTTTTAATGTATAATTCTGACCGCCTATATTATCTGCAATATCGTAGAGTGTAGCTATATCTTTTCCTTCACCTCTTCTAAGGACACGCCCAATGGATTGGAGGTTTCTAATTCTGGACTTACTGGGGCTTGCGAACACGATATTGTGCAAACGCTTAATATTGATACCAGTAGAAAAAGTCCCATAGGACGCAACGATGATAGCATTGTTTTCTTGCTCCGTAATTAATCTTACTTCTTCACGGTCTTCCACTTCAGTGCCACCGTGAACAAAGAAAACCTTACGATTTTCTTTAACATTACTATTTATCAAATCATACAAAGGCTCCCCATGCTTCTCTATATAATTGAATAGCACTAAAGTGTTTCCTTCTATATCTTTAACAAGATTTTTAATCAGAGTATTTCTTCCATTGTGACTTACCAAGTAATCTATTTCATCTTGATATGTCTGGAAATGCTGAGGAGCATGTTTACAAAGTAGTATTTTTATCCTAAACTTAGAAAGGTATCCAGATTTTATAAGTACATCAGTAGTAGTAACTCGTTCGCACTCACCGAACAATCCTTCTAATACCCACTTATGAGTCTTACTTCCATCCAAGGTTCCAGTAAAACCAAATCTATACTTGGCATTATGAAGCTTAGTCATTATACCTGTCAATGACTTTGACTTAAATAAATGTGCTTCATCACCGATCACACAATCTATATCATCAAAGTATCTCTTGGGGAACTTGTAAATAGATTGCCAAGTTGAAATAATGACAGGTTTATTCGTATTCTTATCTTTACCACTATAAATCTTATGAACATGGTCTTCCGCATTCCACCCATAGTCAACGAAATCGTTAACCATTTGTTCTACCAAGGACGTAGTAGGAACGATGATCAACGTTTTCTTGCTGGTAGCAGTGTAGTATCTGACGAGGGAGTAGATCATAAGAGACTTCCCAGACCCAGTAGGAGATAGTAACAACTTACGATTATTCTTTAAAGCCTCGTACACTGCCTTATATTGGTAGGGACGGGGTTTTATTTTGGGAGAAATTTTCTCCATGAAATGCTTTACAGCAGGTGGTGACACATAATCATTCTTTTCAAGAATGTCACCATACCAATCATCTGTTTCATGTTCAATCTTATACTGACGCTGATCAGCCCATGATTGTAAATGATTTACCAATCCATGATAAAGTTCGCCTGTAGCTGGAGAGTACAGACGAATAGTTCCATCCCAGTATTTGTATCTGGGATTACGTTTTAAAAATTTTGCTTCTGGTACTTCAAAGGTGAAGTAATCAGACAATTCATGATGCACATGTTCTTCAGAAGAAGAAATTTTTATATATACTTCATTCTTCTTCTTGATAGAAAGGTGTGTCATTATTGTCCATTAATAAATTTCTCCCACTCAATAGCACTCTTGACTTGAAACCCTCTATTTGATATTTGTTTCATTACCTGATCTAACCAATGGAGCATTTGATCTAGGTATTTAATTTTCGCTTCTAAGTTGATGACATCATCATCAGACTCTACATAGACTTTCATCTTATCTTGAGTTGAGATCCTGCCTCCAAAAGGTTTTTCAGCATAGACCTTTGCGTCAGCTTCGCCTCCATAATACTCACGCTTATCTTTAACAAGTTTGCGAATTTCAAATTCAAGTGAGGTTTTAATCTGAGATATATCAGTGTAGTGGTTTAAGTATTTATTATGGCAGAAAGGGATGTCTAAAGCGAGTTGTCCTAAGTCAGCACTGTATTGTTTATTCTTAAATTGAAAATCAACAGCACTATCTTCAGACCAGTCTTCCCTCATCTTATCAAACTTATTACGAATGGATTCAAAGTTCATACAAATTCTAACCTTGCAAATGATTTTTCATTTAATCGTTTCTGTATTAGTTGTGCATAATCTTCGTGTAATTCACAACCAATATAATGTCTCCCAAGAGACTTCGCTGTCACAGCAGTAGTACCTGATCCCATAAAAGGATCTAGAATAGTATCTCCTTTTTCACTACCTGCTAATACACATGGTTCAATTAAATCTTGTGGGAACACAGCGAAATGAGCTCCCTTATATGGTTTATTAGTTACTGACCATACACTACGTTTATTTTTTGTTAGATATGATTTCTCAAGACCTGAATGTGGTTGTAATCCTGTCCCTTCATTATGATACTTACCTTTAGTTCTATCTCTGGTTCCCCAATCCTTTGCTGGTTCCTTTATCGCTTCATTGTCATAGAAATATTTCCTACTCTTACTTAATAGAAATATGTACTCGTGGGATTTAGTACACCTATCCTTAACTGACTCAGGCATAGGGTTAGGCTTGTGCCATATAATATCCTGTCTCAGATACCATCCATCTGCTCTCAATGCAAATGCTAACATCCAAGGTATACCTATTAAATCTTTTTCTTTGAGTCCGTCCAGTTTGTTTCCTCTACGAGGACACACATCTGGTAAGTCTTGCTTAGTATTTGAGACTGTTTGTTTGACCAATCCTTGTCCTCTACCTGGCCTGTAATTATAGTAACTATCCCCAATATTAACCCAACAAGTTCCATCATCTGTGAGCACATCACGTACACTCCTGAATACTTCTACGAGGTTTTGTATATATTCCTCTGGTGTTTGTTCTTGACCTATTTGATTTTCTTCACCACCATAGTCTCTCAGACCATAGTAAGGTGGGGATGTAACACACATCCTAGGTCTCGTAACAATACCTGTAGTAATATGTGAGTATAATGTTCTGAGTGTGTCACGGCAATCGCCAATTAATATGGAATCTGTACTCATGCTAATGCTTGAAGGTTCTTATCTCGTAAGAAAAACTGCTGATGTTTAAATGTAACTTGTGCAGTTATGTATTCTATATCAGATACTGTAGCATCAAACTGCAGTCCTGTCAAGGCAACTGGGAATAAATCTCTAAACTCTACAATGAAAGCTGGGTTGTATGCACTAGTAACTATATGTAATTGACCATCACTATACTCTGGTGTTGAAGGTCCTTTCATCTCATCTGCGTTTCCATTACTCCTCATCCATTTGTGGAGTGAGTTATAATTTTTTAGCTCTTCATCAACAATAAAATTTACTGAGAAATCTCCAAATGTAATTCCACCACCAGGAACTATAGGTAAATTTCTAAAAGGAGAAGCGACTTCTGTTGTAGGCATTGCTACATCAGGAACATTTGCAGATTGACAAAAGAAATCTACTCCTGCAAACTTTTCCAGTTTGAGGATATAACCAATAGGATTTAAAAAGTTCCTATTAGCAGGTTGTTCCTTATACCATTCTGCAGACATTTACACTTTTCAACTATATACTTATTTATGATTAACTCTGAGGGTAGGAGTTGAACCTACAAGTCCCGCCAGGAACGACACAGAAACAATGTGTTGCGTTTGCCAATTTCGCCACCTCAGATTGAAGGCACTATGATAGTGCCGATATGATACGAGTCATTCCGATGCCTCCACCAGAACGAGGGAAGAAGTCAAAGGACAAGAACTTATCCAGTTCATCCTCTACTCTTTCCTCACCAAACTTATCGTATAACAGTTGAGCGTAACCACCATCAGAGATAGTGTGGAATGTTTCTCTCATCTGTGCCTTGTCAGTGCTACGTTCAGCACTACCTATGGTTTCCATACCACCAAGGATAACATCAATCTTCTTACTGGTACCATCATCATATCTTGCCATGTTCCAGAAAGGTGATGTCCACTCAGGGAACTTGGTAATCATACCACGACCAATAGTTTTTTCATGGTCATGATCCAATTCTTTCGCATCAAATACATCACCCCATTGCTCATAGGTTTTTACTTGTAGTGGTTCTACAGGTATACCCAAATATTCGCATAACTCTATTTCCATCTTTTCAAGTTCTTCTACACCACCGTGCATTTCAAACTCAAACATAGGGAAGATAGTTTCATGTCTACCTGCAACAGGATTCTCTTCTGCCCTATACGACGTTGAGACACAGAAAAACCCTTCAGCTGAAGGGTTGGAAAGGAGTTCATGTTCTAACCACATCTGACCTGTCTGTGGTAGTGGCCAGATATTACCACCGTAATTATATGTTGCGACTGTTGTAGGGTCTTCACAGGCAGCAAGTATACTCAGACGATTCTGAGTGTGAACTTCTAGGAAATTTTTAGATAAAAAAAATGACCTCAATCGGCCAACAGCATCGCTGTACTTCTTGGGGTCAATCAAACTTGTCATGATTTTTAGTCAAACTAGTTTATTTAGTATACCACCAGTACGGTCCTTCACCTGGTCCACCAAAGTTGTCATCATCGTCATCATCAAACTCCACCTGAATATTTGGAAGCTTCTTTTTCTTCCATGACTTAACTGCTATAACCGAAGCTATAGTAGCAGCAGACACTAGTGGTGAAGCAAATAGTAGAATCTTTTGAAGCATTTCTCCAGTATTATTACTTTTATTTATTGAAATAAAAAAAGGGGTCTTGCGACCCCTTTAATCTTGATATCGTAACAGATATTATGTTAGGTTTGTAACACGAACACGTCTGTAATACTGGTTCTTATTATGAGTAAGAGCTTCAGCATCAGGTGTAGCACCGTTAAGTACAAATGGGTTAGCAACCATACCGTATCTAGTCTTGAAACCAATTTTTGGTTGGAAGGTAGATGGGTCAATGCTTCTGAGCATTTGTAGGGGAACGTAAGGGCAATAGAACAGTCCAGCGTCATAAGGTGAAGTACCTTTGTATCCTACAACGTAGTAGTGAGTATCACTAACGTTAGCAGAATAAGGGTCAACGTAAACCTTGATGCGTCCGTTCATTGTACCTACAAGTAGGTTTCCAGTGTCATCAACTTCACCGATGGAAGGACCACCAGCACCTTGAAGACCTGAAGAGTAGTCAAGAGTACCACTCATAGCTAGAGCACTAGCAACGTCAGCAGATGTGACGATGAAGTTACCCTTTCCTCTACGAGTCTGCTGTGCGATTGCGTTAGCATCTCTTTCAATCTGGAACATAAGTCCCTTGAATTTCTCAACTGACCATCTTCCGTTTGAGTCAACGTCTAGGTCAAATACACCAGCGTTGGCAACGTTGTTCTGAGCACCCTGTTTTGCAACAGTATAAACAGTTCTAACAACTTCACGGTTGATTTCTGCAAGGATCTCACTAGAAAGTAAGTTAGCAAGTTCCTGCTC